GCTCGCGCAGCTGTATTCGAAGGTGACGGGAACCAACACCCAAGCGAGCCAATGTTCCTCGTGCAACCGTCGAATGCTCTCCGAGCTTCAGAAACTAATAAACGAAACAGAATGAGCTACACCACAACAGAACGGGAGATAATAGCGGAGAACATCCGGCAATTCCTTAAACAAGACAGCAAAGAGAAGTTCGAACACCAGCACTTTGGAGGCGATCCCTTCCTCGTGAAGCGGGTTCTCCCGATGACCCCATACGACAAAGAGACCCTGGAGAATATCGCACGGGATGTTGAGGGTCGTATATTGCACCCATGAGAAACGCAAGAAAAGCCCTCCTCCATGCGAAGAACTTCCTTCTCATCACGGAGAATGACAAAGCTATCCGACTCCATGCAGGCGATGACCCAGCAACTTTACTTCTAACCTTAGCCGTCCACAACGATGAATTCCGATACACCCTCGAAGCCGTCCTCGATCAAGCCAATGAAACTCTCGGAGATCAAACAAAACCCGACGAACCCTCGGATAATTAAAGACGATAAATTCCAAAAGCTGGTGACCAGCATCAAGGAGTTTCCCGAGATGCTCGAAGCGCGTCCGATTGTAGTGAACCCGGATATGATTGTCCTCGGTGGAAATATGAGACTGAAGGCAGCCAAAGCCGCAGGACTTACCGAGGCTCCGGTCTATGTCGCTACATGGGAAGAAAGCAAAGCGAAGGAGTTCATCGTGAAAGATAACGTTGGATTCGGCGAATGGGATTGGGATATCCTCGCGAACGAATGGGACGCGGCAGAACTTGATGAATGGGGTCTCGATGTATGGCAACCCGAAGAAGAAGAAGAGAAAGAAGGACTCACCGACCCCGACGACGTTCCCGAAGCACCGGAAGAGCCGAAGACCAAACTTGGGGACTTGTATATCTTGGGAGACCATCGTTTGCTTTGTGGGGACTCTACCAAAGCCGAGGACGTCGAGAAGCTAATGAACGGAGAGAAGGCGGATATGGTATTCACATCACCTCCTTACAACGGAGAAACACAAGTGGGCTTTCATAAAAGCAAAATGAAAACTACAAACTTGTATTTGGACAACCAAACCGATGATAAGACATCTTCTGAATATATCCAATTCAATAGAGATGTCTTCGAGAGAATTAAAGAAATAGCATCGAGTGAGATGGTTATTCTTTACAACATAAACTACAATCGTAACTCACCCGACCTATTTTTAGACGTTATTGGAGAAGGGCGAGATTTATTTAGTCTTGTTGAGACAATCGTTTGGGAAAAATCAATGGCTATTAGTTTAGCCGGTGATAACCTTACGAGAATCGTTGAATTTATTTTTGTGCTATACAACGGAGAAGACAAGCCAAAAATCAACAAGACACATTCGAACGAGTGCATCAAGAACCTTTGGAAGATTTCTAACGTAGGCGCTAACAACGAAATTCACAAGGCTTGTTTCCCCGTTTCTCTAGCAGAGGAGGGTATTCGGGTCTACGGAAAGCAAAACGGGATATTATACGAACCCTTTCTTGGCTCAGGGTCTACACTAATAGCAGCAGAGAAAACAAACCGCAAATGTTACGGGATGGAATTAGACCCGAAATATTGCGATGTCATTGTCAAGCGATGGGAGGACTTCACAGGTAAAAAAGCGGAGTTATGGAAGCAGTAAAGCACAACACATCCAACACCAAAAAAGAAGCGATGCTCGAAGCATTGGAGAAGTCGCTCGGTATCGTATCGACAGCCGCGAAGATGGTTGGAATTGATCGCTCGACTCATTACGCATGGCTGAAGGCAGACGAGGAATATAAGAGCGCGGTCAACTCCATTCAAGACAGCGTCCTCGACTTCGCAGAATCCCACCTCTATAAGCTCGTGAAGGAAGGCAACCCAGCCGCGACGATATTCTTTCTGAAGACCAAAGGCAAGAAGCGCGGATATATCGAACGGCAAGAGATAGAGGTCACCGAGAAGAAGCCGCTTTCATGGCTCGACAACTAAATATATTTTGTATATTTGACAAAACAAACAAACATGAATCTTCATCTTTACAGCGTCCCGGGTTTATTAGGTCTACTTCGAAGCAGTAAGTCGCAAAAGAAAAAAGCAGTTGAAGAGGAGATACAAAAGAGGGAAAAACAACACGGAAGAAAGTACCCTCGTCCTTGGTGAAACTTCCCGCGACATATTACCACGTCAAAGAATGCAAGTCGAAGATTCAAGTTCACCAGGGCGGGACACGATCCGGAAAGACGTACTCCATCCTCACGGCACTCATTGAGCTTTGTCATAAGAACTCGGGTCTTGTTATCACCATATGCCGGAAGACATTCCCCGCACTTCGTGCAACCGCCATGCGGGACTTCTTCGAGATACTAAACAACGAGGATGTCTACAACCCCGACCTCCACAACAAGAGCGATGCAACCTACCAACTCTGGGGCAACATGGTTGAGTTCATTAGCATCGACCAACCGCAAAAGGTAAGAGGACGAAAGCGAGACGTTCTATTCATCAACGAAGCCAACGAGATCAACCTCGAAGACTGGCGGCAACTCCTCCTCCGAACCACGGGGAGGGTCTTAATTGATTACAACCCATCAGACGAATTCCATTGGATATATGAAGAAGTCATCCCACGAGAAGACGCAGAGTTCTTCCGCACCACGTACAAAGACAACCCGTTCCTCCCTGAAAGTGTGGTCATGGAAATTGAGCGGTTTAAAACAGCAGACGAGAACTTTTGGAAAGTATACGGTCTCGGAGAACGAGGAACATCACAAGCAACCATCTTCACCCACTGGACAGAAATAAACCAAATCCCAAATGAATACAAGCTCCTCAACATCGGACTCGACTTCGGATATACAAACGACCCAACCGCCATCGTCCGAGTCTATACAGACGGGCATGGATTCGCAGTCGACGAACTGTGCTACGCGACAAGACTCACTAATTCGGATATATCAAAAGTGCTCAGAGATAACGAAGTCCATAGATCGGATGTTGTTATCTGTGACTCCGCTGAACCAAAGAGCATCGACGAGATACATGCTCACGGATTCAATACTCACGGAGCAAGAAAGGGAAAGGATTCGGTTAAAAATGGAATCCAATTCCTCCATTCGCGACCGCTTCTTATCACGGCTCGGAGTGTGAACCTTATCCGGGAGCTACGCAATTACAAATGGAAGGAAGACAAGAACGGCAAGCAACTGAATGAACCCGTCGACAACTTTAACCACGCAATCGATGCGATGAGGTACGCAATCACATTCAACCAAACGAACCCGAATTTCGGCTCTTATGCCATTGGGTAAAAAAAACTTTTATCCGTAAACCCTTGTAAATAAAGGGATTGAGAAAAAAAGCACGAAATAAAGCAAAATAAATTTGGAGATAAAGAAAAGAATTGCGTATCTTTGAGACATCAAACGAAACAAACAAACAGAACAAATGAACAACTTCAACCACACCGCCTCCAACATCATCAACGAAATGGCTGCAAAGTACGCACGCGTTGAGGGTGCAACCGTAGACGCACGCAACATCTACTTCCATGCATGGGGACACGAGAATTCTGCATGGGGCGCACGCGTCCGACGCTACTTCCGCACAAAGGGCGTAAACGTAGCCACTGAATACGTCAAGAAGATGGACGGTTTCGTTACCATCAAGATTACCCCCGCATCATAACCAAAACACCCACGACAACAGAAGCCCCTCACGGGGCTTTTTTTTTGCCCTAACTTTCCGCACGTAAGGAAACCAAAGAAAACGAGTTATTAGAATGATGGAACTCAAACTCCCGCACCGATGGTCGGATCTCTCACTCGGAGAACTCCAAGTCATGATGACCGCAGACAACCCACTCGAGAAGATATCCATCTGCTCCGGGTACTCGGTGGAGAAACTGCGTGCGATGCCGCAGAAGCTCATACAAGCCGCCACAGCGCATTTGGACAATCTTCTGACCCAAGAGACCGCACGACATGAGAAGGTCATCGAGATGGACGGAAAACGCTTTGGCTTCATTCCGAATTGGGACGAGTTCACAGCGGGTGAATGGATCGACATGGAGAACCATCTCGAAGATTTTTGGAAGAATGCCCATAAGATTACCGCTCTTCTCTATCGGGAAGTGACTTACGAACTCGGGGATAAATACGAGGTCAAGAAGTACACCGCCAAAGAGGACGCGAGTATATTCGAAGAGATGGGAGCGGACTTGGTCTCGGGGATGCTGCTTTTTTTTTGGACTTCCAGAAATCAACTGCTTCACGATATGCAGTTCTCTTTGCTGGAGGTGGCGGACAAAGCGATCCAGTCAGCGAAAAATGGGGGTGGTATCACCTCCTGTACTCCCTCGCAGGAGAAGACATCCTCAAGATGGACTCGATTACGGAACTTCCTGTTCAAGTCGTATTCCAACACCTCAGTTATTTAAAAGACAGAGCACATGATCACGTTCAATAACATCGTCGAAAGGTTCGAAGACTTCGCGACGAGTCACTTCTTTATCAAGTCATTCTCTTTCGGCTCTCCGGATGATGTAGACCTCGCGAAATTTACCGAGTTCCCGCTCATGCATTTGGTTTACACAGGGGCAACGTATGACAGCGGAACCAAGACGTATAACATCGAGGTATATATCTTGGACGTTCCCGCAGATAAGACGGATAAAGTAGAACGACAAAGGGAGGTCGTATCGGATGCAGAGCAATGCGCTGAAGACATCATCGCAGATATCCGCATGGGTGGCAATATCTTCACGTTCGCTCAAGATTATGAGGTTGTCAATGCGACAACAACCCCACTTGAAGAAGAGACGAAGAACGTCCTCTCGGGAGTGCTCTTGGATTTGTCGGTTGCGATCCCTTACGAATGGGACGCTTGTAACGCTCCGATTGATGGAGTATCACCCGAAGGAGGTGACGAACCTTCATACGCTCGACGCGGCTTCCTCCGGATGCTTACCCTTGACGGTTCAACCGATGTCCTCAGCGTTCGCACAATCAAAGTCACGAACGGAACGCTCACCGATGATGGAGAAGGGGTTGTCACTTTGGACACAGGAGGCGTTGAGACGCTCGAAGACTTGACCGATACGAATATCATAAGCCCCTCACAGGGAAGCGTCATATCGTACAACTCAGGGGTTCAAAAGTGGATGGTCAACAACGGGCTTCAAGAGTTGCTTCAGAAGTTTAAAGCAAGCGGAACGGGTGCGCAGATGTATGACACCCTTAACGATACGACGAAGGGTTATATCGATATACTCGCATCGAGCGCTACGATGAAGGTCAATCATTCGGGGATGACTATAAGCGAAGCCTCTCCAGGGGTTCTTTCGTTCTCGGTTGCAGCAGGTACCGAAGGGAACGAAGTCGAATTTGAGGCTATGACCATCGAAGGCAGCGACGCTATTTCTACGGTTGCAGATATCAACTTCAAGCAGGGAGCGTTGACGTATTGGGAGAATTCAACGGGTAAGATTTGGCTTCGTGCTCCGAACGCGGGAAATCTCACCGTATTGCTTCCAAGCTCCTCGGGTACGATCGCACTCACAACAGATATCCCGAACGTTCCTGTCGACTCGGTAAACGGTCAAACGGGCGTTGTGGTTTTGGATACGGGAGACATTGACGAGAACGGCAATTTATACTATACCGAGGCACGGGTTGCCGCAAATAGTGCGGTCGCAGCAAATACGGCAAAGGTTGGAATTACCACCCAGCAAGCTTCAGACATTACCGCCAACAATGCGAAGGTCGGCATTACTCCAACCCAAGCAAGCGAGATAACCGCGAATACGGCAAAGGTGGGGATCACAACCCAACAAGCCGCAGACATCACAGCGAACAACGCGAAGACGGGTATCACGGCACAACAGGCGACGGACATCACGACCAACAATGCAAAGGTCGGAGTCATTGCGGGAGGCACCACGGGACAAGCACTCGTGAAGGCAAGCGGTACGGATTACGATACGGAATGGGCAGACATCGCAATCGATACCCAGTATCACAATCGCTTTCAAACGGATGCGGAGACATTCCGAAGCGGTGCAACGGCAACAACAGAACTCTACTATACCGCCAAAGCGGACGGGGACGGACTCGCAGAGAGCGCATCAAGCGACACTCCAACAGCGGGCAAGATTATCCGAAGGAAGATATACTATTCAGAGGCTGCGTTCGCAAATCCTGACACGGGGACTTGGGTTGAGTTTACACCTGCACCCGCAGACGATGCGTCATTTGCTACGGTGAAGGCGGCACTCTTGGAGTATCTCAAAGCGAGGACGGGAGGAACGGTTCCGATAAGCCTCAAGCAAACGTGGGAGGAGGTGAGCGAAACCGCGTATCTTCTCGATGAGACCTTTGGCTCAGGCGCGGAAGCAGCTTATTCAACGCGACAACTTCGAAACGCGGCGACGGATTGCATGGTGATCCGCAGGGCATCGGATAGCACGACCACAACAATCGGGTTTGACTCCGAAGGCAACATAAGCGAGGCAGATATTGAATCGTTCTGCACGGGCACGAGTTGCACGGTCTATCAATGGCTTGACCAAAGCGGAAACGGGAATACAGCGACCGCCCCAAGTACGGGAGAAGAACCAACGATTTACACGGGTGGGGCGTTGGTGAAGGATGGAGGAAAGGTTGCAATCGATTTTGACGGTAGCAATGACAATTTGGACAACAGCACCGTAACGCTCACGAGTAACGACGCTCTAATAAGTGTCGTCTC